ATATTTGATATCGGGCCCAATGCTTTTTTGATTTGATTGAAAATTGTGGTTGTTGGATCCATTTCACCGAAACCCTGCGGTTCATCACCGCGTCTGCCCTCAAATTCAAAACTTTCTCTTGCGGTCTTGCGGTTAGCACCGGCAACCTTGTTTGGTTCTCTGCGTGTTGTTGACATGTCATTCCTTTTATTTTCTAGAGTGGTTGCACTACGGCCGGCTCCTAATCCTGCACCTTTAGTGTCAATGCCTGAAGTTGGAGCAATATCACCTTCTTCAACTGAGTCTTTCCAGCCGCTCTTTGCACGAATGGCAAAGTTTAATTCTTGCTGCTTAGTATATTCAGGTGAACCCTTCTTATGAGGACCTGACTTATGTAGGGCGGTGAGTTGCTTCTGTAATTCGGCTTTAGTCTTACCCTTAAACATACCCTTTTTAGCAGGATTCAATTTGACATTGCCGCCCCACTTTTCGTCAAGCTCATCTTCCTGCATAGGTTGATTTGGTTGATTGCTAGCTTGCATAGGCTGAAGTGATTGTTGTTGAGTCTGCTGCGATTGTTGGTTAGGTTGCTGACCCGGAGCTTGAACAATCTGAACGTCTTTGGGATCAAGATTCTTAAGAATGTTCTGTACAGCAGGGTTGTTGCTTGTTACAAATCCCATTCCTGTTTTCTTATTTGTAGGATCCATCACTGGAAGTGGCTTTGCACCAGGAGCAATACCTTCGCTCAACTCGTTGAACACATCCTTCAATGATCTTTTTAGTGCAGTAGTTGCTACAGGAGCAGGAGAAGACTCATTAAGCACCTGTCTAGGTTTTGGCGCAGACTTTGCTTCTAGCTGGCTCATTTTGTTTAATAAGTCTTTCATCATATTATCCTCTATGTGCGCCAGTCTGCGGCTTTGCAGGTCTTGTGATCTTGCTCATTGGGCTATCCTTGCCCTGTGAAGCAGCATATTGTTCAGGCTTGAATGGATCAAATGCATTTGGAGTCTTCTTACCTGAGTAAGGGATATCCATCTTATCTTCTTGTGACTGCTCTTTGATGCTGTCTAGATATGAATTGCCATATGCCTTAGATGCTGCCTTTGCACCAGGTTGTTCTTCCATTTCTTCATGAGTAAGAACAGGACTGTGCTTCATTTCATTCTCATAACCATCTAGTTCACTGTTGATGCTATCATCATATGATGTCTTAACAACACGAACAAAATCTACGTTGTGTCCGAGCAACTGTGCCATTTGCTGAATCATTGGCTCATTTGCAGGGTAACGGAACTTGCCCTTGATGATCGTAACCGGTTGGTTAGATAGATTCGGAAAGCCGTATGGGTCCTTCTGAATCGGAGTTGATTTTGGTTCTGAGAGTTCCACTGGATCAAACTTCTTAAGATTGAACAGGAAAAGTTCTAGAAAATTCTTAGTAACGTTTCCGGCAATCTTGATAGTGTAATCATATGTATGAACACTTTCAGCAATGTAATGTCTTAAACTACGCATATGGACCCCTGCCATTCTTATATTATATTTATCATTGATCGTTATTTTTGCGAGTAAAGGCTTTGAGCAGTTCATTGCGATCCAATGACTGACCTTCTCCTAACGGAATGTTGTCAAGTTCTTCTTCTTTACTTGCTTTCTTTTGATCTAATGCAGCTTTCTTTAGCTGTAGATCAAGCATCTTTAGCTTCTTATTGATCTTTGCAGTCTTCGCAGTAATAGCATGGCCTAACATACTACTTGCGCTGTTGAATATTTCTGAGCTAAAGCGAGCTTCAACCTGCATACCCAAATCCATCAAGTCTTTGTAGCTATCAGTTGCCATCTGTGCAAGATCATCCATCTCGTTATCAGCAGCTTCTAATCCTCTGACTTGAGGCAACGCAGCTTCAATCTTGTCTAATACACTGAGAGCGTTTTCAGTGACTTCCTCTGTTTGTTCGGGAAGAGGCTCCAACAGGTCATTCTTCTCATCAGATGAGGCGAGTTCAAAAAGTTCTTCAAGTTTTTTCATGTGTACCTAATAATCCATTTTTTATACGTGCCGGAAGTCATCAAGCAATTCTTCACACTTCCGTAATTCAGGCTCAGTGCCGCACAACCAATGCCCAACCCGTCGTATCTAAACTCTTCTCCGTTCGGAGAAATAAACACACAAGGTTTGGACATCTTTATTTTTGTAGCTTCTGACAACACTTTACCTGTTAGGGCGGTACTTATCTTTTTTCTACGTGAATCAGTCCAGCTCTCCGCACTGGAGCAACTGTTCTTCATTCTAGCCGACATTTCTTCTGGAGTGAGTTGAGTGAGCGTAGTTTTCATTATATTACTTATCGTTTTAGACTGTTTAGCTCGTTTTTCGGGAGTCCATATTGAATCCATAGAATCAATGAATAATTTTCTAGCATATTCGTATAAACGAGAGGACGGCTTATATCTACCTTCACCAATGTTTTGCACATTTGACAGCATGTGAAGTGCATAAATCATTTTATACCGATCATTTCCAGTTGTCATCTTTGTTAGTAACAAATGACAGATAAAATGTTCTTTAGCAGTAAGTTTAACTAGATTAGTTGGTTCATCATTTCCTCCAAATGAACGAGGAATGATATGATGGTTTTCGGTGTATCCATTTTGGATGGTGCGAAGGTTAGCGTTTTCTACTATTTTATTATACCACCTGGTATACTTATTGTCTAAATACATTTGCTGATGCTCCTTTCTAGCATTAGAGTAGTTGGGAATCTCACCTCCGCGAACTACACTTTTATTTATCTCTTCCCATTATAGAACAAATCGTCTTCCGTAATTACGCGAAAGGTAAGTCCCTGGGCTTTGCAGTATGCATTGGCTGCTGCCCACTTTGCATGATTGATTGCTACTACTGCACGATCTCTTGCGCTTGCTACTTTGCTTTCAATAATGCTTTGCTTTTTGGGTTTGATTTCTACAATCTCAGCTACTTTTTGTCCGCGCTTGTTTTCATATAGCACGAAGAAATCTGGAATGTAGTTAGTTGGTTTACCTGTCAATGGATGACGATACTTGATGACTAGTGATTCACTAGCCCACTGTAACACGCTACTATTGTTATCACAGAACTGCATGAAAGCAAGTTCCCATCCTGATCTATATCTAGGATTGTGTTTACCTACGTACTTTTGAGGATTCTTCGGGGTATATAAACCTTGCGCCCACTTAGCCATTTTATAGAACTACGTTGCGTTGTACTGCCTGATTTGGATTAGGAATCTGACTTATACCATATAGAGATGCTTTTGACTTGAATGTGTTTAGATAATAACACATAGTAGCATTCATCTGAAGATGATTGTTTACACCTTTCAGTGTTTCAAGCATATCAATAACATTGTATCCACCTTCTTGTGCAATTCTAAATAACACCGCAGTGAAGTTAGCTGCGATATTTGGATTATCACATACACCAAAGAAGTAAGAGTATACTACATCGTATTCAGAAGCATTTACAACAAGATTGATGTTGTAAAAACTATCAAATACTGCTACTGTTTGATTTGTTGGGTTTTTAGTTGCTGTTGCCATAACACTATTTATCCCCCTGTATTTTGGGCGTTAAAAGGTGTATTGGCTGCTAGACCAGTTCCGAATGGGCCAGTCAGATTTTGTCCTGTATACTGTTGACCAACTGGAGTGTTAACCTGATTCTGTAGGGTAGGATCAGTTGGAATAGGAGCTCCGGCTGGAGTAGTTCCTTGGTATGTTGTGCCACCTGAAGTAATTGATCCCTGAGATATGACTGGAGGAGGTCCAAACAATGCATCAATAGTAGCTGATGCAGCAACACCGATGAGACCCGGAGATGATGCGGCTACTGGAACGTTGAAAAGCGTGTTTCTATTTGTTGGTGCAGTTTGAATAGCACTACGCAACATCGCATTCAATGCGTTGTTTGCGATTCCTTTGGCATTCAAAGCCGATGTTGCGTTGTTTACAGTGTTTACCACTGCACTTGCATCTGCGATTGCTCCGATGATGTTTCCGCTTGCTAAATTGTTAATTGCGCCACCTGCGGCGTCTATGAGTCCACCTGCTCCTAGAACAACACCATTAGAACCACCAATAGCAATAGGACTTAATTGTGTATCGTAGTGTGCAGTATCACCGAATCCACTAACAATATTGCCTGGACTTCTGCCGTCTAAGTTTCCATAATTGTATACAACAGTCTCATAGTCAATAGACATTCTATTAGTCATAGTTCCACCACCTTCTGAATAGTTATAGGTGTCGTGTCCGAAACTAGTGATCACTGGATTGACCAATGTATATGCTGTGTAGTTGTGTTGATTGAATCCAAAGATAGTAATGTTTTTGAAGAACGGAGCTTTCTTACCAGTTGAATCTGTTTGTCCACCGTTGAAGCCCCAGTTCGTGTCTCTAGAAAGATCAGGATTGTATATGTTTCTACTGTTGTAGTTGTTAGGTCCACCCGTTACTGGCGCACCCGCATTGCCGGGTAATACATTACCTGGCTTAACAGTATCATTGTAATAATATCTGTAGTATGATTCCCAGAGTTGGGTTACATGATTTCCATTGTCATCGTGAAATGTGATATCAATTGGATCATATTTGATTTTAGTTTGAATGATTCTCTTTCTATTGTACTGATTTAATTGCACAGTATTGAAAGAGAACTGAGGTAACTTGATTTCTTTTACTAGTAAACCAAAGTTAGTGCTAATTGGATAGTTAGTAGGGTTAATACTAAAGTAAGTGTGAAAGAGGAACTTTAGCTTAGGAGCATTTTCATACGAATTGGTACGAAACGTCTTTGCTGCGTGAGTGTAATCTCTAAGTATGGCGTTGCCGAAGAGGGCTCCGGCAACGTCATTTAGTAGGTTTTGATTAAAGCCCGACATTGGAACCCTTTAATCTAAAATCAATTACGATGTAGTACCACCGATACCTGTTACGGAACCAGTTGAACCACTTGCAATACGATTGATTGGTGAACCAACACCTGAACCAAGCGGAGCTTGAATTGCGTTATCGTAACGTAGGGTCAATGCAATAGTCACTGCTTCGTTAGTACCATAGTTTAGAGTGTTGTAGTTAGCAGTCTGTACGAAGCAACCATATAGTTCCCAAGTTTCAAGCACGACTGGAGCAGCAGTACCGTTACCACCGTCTAGAATCTGAATGTTAGTTTGGAACTTATAGTCTTGACCAGTTGCAGCAGATGCCTGCTCAACGAAGTCAAGCTGCTTCTGTAGCTGCTGACCAACTGCCTTCGAGACGCTGCCTGAAGCATCATCACGAATGTTGATTGCAAGAGTCTGCCACTGATGCTTACCTGCAAGATATAGTGTAGAGTTGTAAACAGGAAGTGTGATTTCCTGGAACTGAACTTGAGGTCTCGCACAGTCAATTACTTGCTTAGTTAATGAAAGACCCGCTGTTGACCCCAATCCAAAGTTCAAGAAGTTAACTCTAAATCTGAACTGTAGCTTAGGCATCAACAGGCCCTGATTGCCACCTGCATTATCAGATGCTACAGTCATGTTGAACAATGATTGTGAGGCTGTTGCCATTTTATATTCTCCTGTTATAGATATTTATCTTTTGTGATGAGTAGCCCTTTCGGGCTACTCATCATTATCTTACTTATTGCCCAATGCACCAGTGTTCAAGATACGAACTGGGATGTAGATGAACTCAACAGCCTTAACAGGCTCAATAGCGCAATCTACCCAAAGCTCATTTCTATCAATTCTCGCTGGAGTATTGTTTGATTCATCGCAGACTACCAAGTAGTCATAGACACCACGCTTCGCTACCAAGTCAACAAAGAGTGACTGGATCACACCAGCAATCTGTTGTCTAGTGATAGAGTCATTTGGTTCAAAGACGAACGGTCTTGCTGCGATAGTCAACTGACGACGAATGTACGCTACAAGTCTTGCTACGTTAATACGATCAAGTGCAGATTGTGATGCATAGCTTGTCTTGTTACCGTAGTTGAGCAATCCGTTTCCAGTGAAGAACACTAGTGGATTGATTTCGTTAGTGTAGAGTACGTCACGTAGACCGATATTAGTCTTGAACGCTACGAATTCACCAGTTACTGAGTTAATGTAACCAATGTTTGTTGCGTTGTCAATAATACCGCGACGAGTGCCAGCTGGTGCGAACCAAGGATAAGCAACAGTGTCGTTACGCAGAATAGTTCTGATCATCATGTGTGATGGGGGAACAGCAACGAGATTACCTTGTAAGTCGCTAGTGATACCTGATGGGTAGAATAGACCCATGTAAGAATCACGATTGACAAGACCTTCTTCACCAGTTGCGTCTGCATTTGCAGCATTGTTTGCCCATGCTGTGATTGCAGTTGCATCAGGTGGAAGTCTCATTGGAGTATCACCGATAATGAAGCCAGTGTCACCTCTATCATTGTTGAGTACAATCATGTTAGGCTGTACTTCAGCATAGTTTGGTGTAGCAATCAAGTTGAATGCGTTGTCTTCGTCACGAATAGCAGTGTTAGTATCAATCACTTCTCTTAGTGCTTTGACAACCATGTTACGCTGTGCCTTACGACCCATGTACGGAGCACCGTTACCCTGCAAGCCTGATTCAGATACCCATGCATCAGTTTGTTCTGGTGTTTCCATATCTGGGAAACGAACATTGTTGAAGTAGTTAACACGATATTGCTTGATGTTATATCCTGAACGACGAGTATTGAACAGCAACATACCTACTGGATAGATGCTATTGTCTGGTGCGTCAAGATCAAGATAGTCGCTAGTTAGCAAGCTCTTGATGCTTGGAATCGGATCGTTTGCTGGATTCGTAGTGCCGTTAGTTGCCCAACGTGCATCGGCAAACAACACACCAGCTGGTGAAGTTTGATCAGAATTGTCAAGCAATACCCACTGTGCTTTATTGTTCTTGACTTCCCAGCGATTGATCAATGGGTAGTTCTCAAGATCAGCAGTGTTGATCCAAATGTCACCTGGTACCAAATTAGTACCATCTGATTGTGTAGTTGGTGCTGTAGCAGAAATCAACGGACCGTTAGGATCAGTTGCATTTGATCCAGTTGGTGAAGGGAAACCGCTAGAGTCATAGTTGGTATTTTTGTAACCAACCCAACCGTTAGTTGTGTTTACCATGATATCAACTTGGTCAACTACTGAATAGAACCAGTTAGTAAAGTCAAGAGGAGCCACAGTAGGAGCACCTTCATTAGCTACCATATTGAACTCTACCCAATTTGAAAGTTGAGTAGTGTAAACAACTGCACCAGTGCCTGAATAGAAGTCAATTGCAGTGACTACGCCACCTGCACTCACGCTTGAAACAACAACTTGCAAGTCATTTGCAGGAGATACGCCACCTAGCTGAGTTCCAGGGAAAGTAACGATTTCACCTACTACGTAACCACTACCTGCACTAATGAAAGAAATATTGTTTACTTCATAGTTCTGATAAGAGTTAACTAGT